TTGGTTTTTTAATTCTCTACACTATTAAGATAAACAAATCTATAGTTTAAACTTTAAAAATTGATATCTTAAAAAAAATAAAGTTGATTGTATAGCAAAACGGTTATTTTTTCTTATTCTTCTCAGAACTCTTCTTGTCAAATTTGTTCTTATTTTCTCTAGCAATCTCCAATTGAGTCTGTGCAATTCGCATTTGAGCATCTAATTTTTCTCTTTCGATACCTATTTTATCTTGGTGCTCAGACATTTGGTTAACGTTTTTCTCGCGTTGTAATGCAATATTATCGTTTTGTGCCTGTGTTCTATTGATCTCTTTCAACGCATCAGTGTAATCACTTTGTTGGTTTTGATTAATATCTACAGTAGCACCAAATCCTGCCGAACGTATTTGCGCCTCGTATATGCGGTTCTCTCTATCCTTCTCGTTTTCTGCTGCTTCAAACTCCATCTTCATTCTTGCTTCTTCCTGTTTAGCCTGAAGCATTTGCTCTTGCATTTGTTGTTGTTGTTGCATCTCCTCTTGACGTTGTTGTTGCGACTTCGCCTCAGTCTTCTTAAGGATTTGAGTAACATCAGGAATTGAATCAGCCATAAGGATATTGCCGAGATCATATATGGAAGCACCAGAAGTGTTATTAGACACCGCCATTTGTTTAAGTTGCTCCAATACGGCGCGGTGATTAGCTTTAGTAGTACAAAAAATATTAAGATCTCTAAGCAAAAGATCAGTACCGTTAATCTCGAAGTTTTTCCTTTCATCGGCAGTTGTAATATACTGTAGTCTAACAGATGGTTTTGTAGAGTTATAATACTGTGCAAGATCTGTACGCATCGCGTGTACGCGTGGCATTAAGTAATCACAGTGTTGGATAAAGTAAGTCTCAGTCTGCGCATAAGACGCACTCAATGACTGTTCAATACCAGTAGCAGTTTGCTGTCCAATCTGTTGACCCAAACGTTGTGGAGTAATACCGATTACCTCAAATGCCTGTTGTTTGAAGTATGTAGCCAACTGAATACGAGACATTAAGCGATTAGTTTGCTCAAGGTCTAGTTTCTGATAGTGTTGGAATGCAAGAGCGTTCTCTGTATTAGTAATAGAAGTATCCAATGGTAACATTTGGAAGTTCTTCATTGCTACATATGCCTTGGCAAGGTTATTCTTACCCCAGTCTTCTCCTAATGAGTGTTTAGGTAAAGCATTCTGATCCAATAAGATAACAGTTCCTAATTCATCTACAAGGATGTCCGCAATCTGATTGTTTACAATGTTGTATCCAATCTGGAAAGGTTTCATTAAATCAATCAACGATGTAGATCTCGTATTACGGTCAGAGAATACTGAACCCTCTACAGGTAATTTACATCCATATAAACTATCGTCTCCTTTAAATTGGAACTTAAGTGGTCCAATGTTGTTAGTATTAATACCGAGGTAAAGCGGATTAATACCCCCAGGATTATTAGTTCCCCAATATGTTGGGTGGTTAGGACCAATCTTTACACCTCCCCATACTTCGTTAATCCAGATCCAATCTATGTGTTCTCCAAATAACAAATTGTCTTTAGACTTATTCTTAAATAGATCTGTATTGTATAAAGGCTTATCGGTAATTCTGTATGATTCATCTACGATATCGGTAGTTACTTCTCCCATATCATCGATCTTAGTCAAATGACCCACCTTACGTTGTGACTTCCAGTAGACTGTTGTTACGCGTAATAAGTTAGTCATACCCATGTCAAACCAATCCTCGCTATCTGAAAGAATCCAGTTAACGATGTCTCCGCCTCGCATGGTATTATCCCACATTGAGGTATACTGACGGTATCCTAAAGAAGGCATGTTCGTATTCCAGTCATGAGACTTAGTACCATCATAGTAACTACCATCATTTTGATAACCTTGGATAGGATAACCAGCAGAACGTACAGGATAGATTTGCTCTAACGTTTCCATTTGTTCTTCTGTCATTAAATATCCATAGCGGTCAACAACGTCCGCTACAGTCATCATATCGTATTTACCTACCCATTGTCCTTGAGATATATAACGAGCATCAGGTGATTTATGGTAGAATGTAAGAACCGGGTTCCATAACTCTACATCATAATCATCTTCCATCATGCGGAAGTGCCAGAACTCGCGGTCAGTAATTAACATATCACGGAATCCACGTTCCTCTAACTCATCCATTTTAAAACGTTCAACGTCTACCTGATGTTGATGAGATGCCCATTGCTCTACTAATGATTTATATGATTTAGTAAAGAAGTCTTGAATTTGCGGCAATGATTTAACATTCTCCGGGGATAATGCTTTTTGGTAATCTTCAGATTGTGTATCTACACCATCCTCTGCAAGCTTTAACATTAACTGTTGTTCTGCAGCACTAACTAACGATTCTTCAATTTGACTACGTTTTAACTCCATCATCTCATTATACGATGTCTCGTCAACGGATCTATAGGTTATCGCACTAGAACGTTTTGCAAATTCTGCAACAAGTGTATTAACTACATTAGGGATAATAGGATAGAACTTAAGCTCTAATGCAGAAGAATCCTCTTTAGTAAGTGTTTCAATTAAATCTGCATATTCATTATCCTCCTCTACAATATAATCGGTCCTATCGATAATACCCTTAGCGAGTTTATAGTTCTTCATGAGACGTCGCGCATTACGGCGTACGTGTTGAAGACCTTTCCACTCTAACCAGTCTAGGTTCCAGGTGGCCCAATCATTATCCTTTTTATCTCTAGGAATAAATTGAATAGGCTGGTTAAGAGTACCCATTTTGTTGTACTCGACCTTGGCACCTGCCTTAATCTGCATCGCATTGTATATCTGCATACTATCTTAAATTTTTAAACGGGTTTCGAGGCAATCTCATTGTATCACCTTTAGGGCCACTACCGCCAATGTGACGAAAAGGGCTCATATTTAATTTACTGAATTTATTAGAGTTATCCAAGTTTTTTGCTAATCCTGTTTGCTCATAGCGCTTTTTATAACCCCTATTTGCTTGTTGCACTTTTGCAAAAGCAACTAATGCTGCAAACGATACCAATCTATCGACGTTGACGCCGTCTCGGTATGCTTGCATTTCTTTTAATAACATGATGTCTGGTATACGTTCAATACCAAAGGTAGTCTTAACTACTTTACCATCTGCAGTTGTTTCCTCATGTAGTTCTTCTCTAAGGAATTCAATTGCATAACTTATCATATGACTTTTAAATAATGTACCTGTGTTGCGCCACCCGTATTCCTGGAATACGTTAGCATTAGCTCCTAGATCTTTTAAGAATAATATCTGCGATCTAGGTACTAGATACTTTTGTTTCTTTCGATTAATCATGTGATTAATAAACTGACTAATGTTATTCTCTACAATAGTCCAGGCATTGTACCATTCTATAATAAGTTCTAGTCTCTCGTGTGTTTTATTAATGTCATCAAAACGACCACACCATGCGGCTACAATTTTATCTTGTTCTATGAATGTCTCTACTTTTTCGCCGTCATTCTTAGTAACTTCCACCGGTGTCTTATATACATATATTGAACACAATGATTCAGAGGTAGTTGTTTTACCTTCTGATACAGGGTCAATACTTGCATAATACATTCCAAACTCAGGATCTTTGACAGGGCGCTCATATACTACAAGAGTACCAGTTTTATCTTCAGTATCTTTTGTAATTGGAAACTCTTTAATTGGTAATTTATTTGTATCCGCTACAGTAGGATTTCCGTCAGTACCTCTATAAATATCTAAGAATTCATATGAATACATTTTATCTTCTATACGACGCATCTGTGCCGTTACTAAGTGTTGTGGAAATGCGGATATAGTTCTAAAGTCAAATGCTTCTTTAATATTTCTAGGATGCTGTGAAATACGCAACTGATATTCTTGCGGATCTAGTTCTCTTTTCCATTCAGCAAATTGTTCATCTAACGCTAATAGAGCTTCATGTACTTGTGAATTACCAAACTCATCAATAAAGGGTGGCATAGACCATTGTTCAGGAATAAATAATCCCGTTCTTCCTATAGCACCAGTTTCATCTAATAGATTAGACTCTACTGAAAATATGTCATTTGCATCCGGACGAGTAATCATCTTCTTCAGAGGGTCGCATTGCGATAAGTCACCGACAGATCCTGCTGCAATAAACATTCCGGTGGTCATGAATCCCGATTTCATAGCAGGACGGATATACTCAAATGTTGTATCCATCTTAGGAGCAATACCTGCCTCCTCATGAAAGAAATACTTACATGGTCCCCCTACACCATTGGTCGGATCTTTCTCAAAGGACATCCCTTGCATTACGCCTTTAAGACCTATTTCAGATTTACGTTTCTGAATACCCGTGGTAGTCTCAATCTTTTGTTGCCACATCATAACCTTGTTAGGGTTCATAGGGCGGTACCATGCAGTATGTTGGTTTAAGAATGCTTCGTATTCATTAAGGAATTTCCAAGTTCCCTTTTCATTAATATAGTCTTTAAGGCTTGCCCCCATTTTAAGGGTAACTCCTTCTTCAAACCAGATCTGGTTAATTAACTTACCTGCATGATAATACGATGAAGCAATCTGACGTTTCTTTAAGATAGCCGAATGCCTATAGTTTAGTTCTGCTAGACATTCATATAATGCAAGATGATATTGCGCATCACGTACATCTGCAAATCCAAACTTCTGGATTTCTTTATTAAAGATAGGTAAGAAGTTTAACCACATATAATAGTCACGTGGTATATACCAAGAGTTACCATTATTCTTATAGATGGCACCTACTCTACATTTATTCTTTTGGTCATTCCAAAATACTATAAAGTCTTTTGTTCCCTGTGGTGCTTTACAGTAAAAACTAAATTTATTAAATTGTCTAGCTTGTTCGTTAAACATCTTGCTAGTTTCGTCAAAGTCATATTGACCGGGCTCCTTAAAAATGCTTTCAACAAATTCCTTAAATTCATCACGGGTATTAAAGACGGTTATTGACCATTCTCCGTTTTCCCATGTAGGAATTTCTATATCAGTTTGTTGTAGCATATTAATTACATTTGGTCATATGCAAGTCCTGCACCCCCGCGTGCGCGACCCCCTTGTTCTTCTTGAAGATCTTTATAGGCACCTTTATAAGCCTCTCGTATTTGTTGGTACTTAGACGCGGCATTAACAAGAGCGGTAAGGTTACCGTCTCTACCATCTGTAATGTTTGTTGTCTCCATATATCTACCAAGTCTATCAAGCATTTGCTTAATGCCATTGTAAGCCCTAGATGTGGGCGTCTCATATAACTTCTTACAAAACTCTAGAGCACCTGGGATAAAGTCATCTTCAGAAGTAAAGTCTGCATCTATTTCCGCTAATATAAACTCTTCTTTGTCATCTTCAGCAATATGAAAAAAGTGATTAATATCTGGGTTCGGACAACTCATATAGAACAAGTACTGATAAACCTTAATATAATTATTAGGGTATTCATCCATAATTCTTCTAAGTGTAGGTAAAGCATAACAACTCTCGCTTGGTATTATTACCCCATTCTCTATATCAAATAACTTAACTAGCATCTTCTATTTTATTTATTGTATAATAGTAACTATCAGAGTCTTCTGATACCCACTTATCGGATTGCGTTTCTACAGAGGGTAGCTGTGTATCTACTTTAAATACAGATGGGTCTACAGGAAACGGTTTTGTAACCCAATTAGAATCTTTCCAGTATATCCTATTATTGGGTTGACATAACAAGTACCCATCATCTGCTATTAAGATATGTCCAGCTTTGTAATCAGAAGGTTCATCTGAATAAGGATTTTTATACCAGTCTACGGTCATTAGGTAGGTAGCCCACACCTGAGCGCCATCTTTTAATACTACTTGACAACGTTTTTCGCGGAGATATTCGTATGTTATAACGGATACATTTTCTGAGAAGCAATCCCATAGTTGTTTAAAATGGAATGGAATATCATTCTTAGGTATCTCCATATATATTTCTGATATAGGAGCTCTTGATCTAAGCATTCCATAATCAGTCATTACATGAAAGGTTAATATTTTACCCAATATAGATTGTATACCAAACGCATAAGCCTTATGATAAGTATCTTTATCGGCATCGTCTTTTGTAAAATGAGATGCCTTCACATAACATTTAAAAAGATCTATGTTTTCATTTAGTTTAGACATTGTCTTTTAACTTATTTATTATACTTATGACTTCGCTCTTAAGATAAGGTACATTATATTCTACAATTTTGTCTAACACAGGCTCTCCATTTTCATCATAAAGTACTACTCGGTTATCGTACGCGTCCTTACCAGCCTCCTTAAATATGATATGTTCTATAACCATCTTACCCGGCTTTAATCTAGGATTATGTTTAATAATCATGTACATGTAAAAACTTAACTGTAATGCATAATGGTTAAGATTGCAATCATCCAAATGACTGACCGGATCAAGCATTCTATCAGTAATTCCTTCCCAGTTAGTGTAACCCGCAGTCTTGATTTCTTTATTAGTTTTGTAATCATATATATTGACCTTTCCGTTTACTACCTCCACCCTATCTGCCTGACCGCATAGTCCTGCACTCTTAAGATAAGTCATGTGTTCGGGATATATACCATTAGATAGTTTTTGATCTGGTGCATTTTTAATCCCGTCAATTTCAATGGGTTTAATTACAGGTACAATGATGTCTTCTCTACTAATGGTTTCACAGGCTAACAAATCACGTTCTCTTTGACCATGATACCACGTACCGAGATTCATTGCTTTTTGCGATTCATTCTTCCACGCTTCTTTAATATCCTCAGGATCCATTCCATACCATTTGCTCTTCTTCTTTTTAGAAGAACTAATAGCAATAGCATCTGCATCGAATTGTTTCTTATGCTTAGATATAATACCAGTTACACTAGTCCATTTGATATTATCATTGGGATCAATACTAGTGTAACTGTGAGTCTCGGATTTAAATATTATCGCCATGATTATCGAGTTTATCGTTTAATTCATCTTCTTCTTCTTCAGTCATTACCGCAAACCACCGTCCTTGCGGACACTCCGAAGACATGCTACGATGTTTATATTTAAGAGAACAACCGCAATCGCCACAACAAGGATGAGTTCCAGGTACTTCGCATTTGGTTCCTAGTAAATCTATAAGAGGACAGGTGCTGCATATATCATTTCTGTAGCTTGCAATCTTCTCATTTTTCTTACGAGTAAAGTAATAGTTAAATACACCCTCTAGGATTAACCACTTACTCTTCCAGATTTTCCTTATTTTTTGTAGCATACACTTCGGTTTTAAACTTTATCTTACCTGCTTTTTCTTCTGCAATCTTTTCTTTTAATCCTGCAAACTTTTTTAATTTATTTTGAGCAGTGTTATAGAACTCAAACTTCTTAAGGTTATTAGGATTAATCTGTTTAATATAGGTTTCATTTTTAATGATCTCCATCTCTAGACTCTTAGGTTTAACATATAACATACCTAGGTTGTCTACATCGATATAGGGATCTTCTAATGATTCCATAGTTCTACGTACTTGCGACCAATAGAAAGATACAATATCATTAACCATAGCTTCAGGAATGTTTAGTTCCTCGGCAACTTCGGCATAGATCTTATTCGGTTTCTTTGGTTTCAACGTGAGCTATTTTATAGTCTAACAAAATATTGCCATTAATCTGTATCTTTAAGTCATCGCTTAGAGATATCTTCTTTTTACTCTTTCCATTCTTTATTACTAACTTACGCTTCTCTGCTTTAGTTATAGCGTTACGAACCGATTGGCTACTACCAAAAATCTTGTTCTTGGTAGCGGCCTCACAGAATTCGGTTAGTTCCTTCTCCCCTGATAGAGCAAGAAAAGTAAGACAACTTAAGTCTTGATCAGATACATTTAACGCCTTTAAATGGCAATGTACAGCTAGTTGGAACTTGACAATACTCCACAAGTCCATTCTAACTACCTTTCGTACCTGATTAACTACGGCCATTATTTCTCTTTCTTAAGGGTTCTTTGCTTAGGATGTACAGGACCTTCTTCTTCAGTAGGTTCAGTTTCATCCGGGGCAGGTGCAATGATTTGTGCAAAACGCATTTGCGCAACTACTCTACGTAAACGTTGTTCTTCAACTTCTGCTAATAGAGTTTCATACTTCAATTGGACTTCGATTAAATCGCTTTGTTCTTTGTAGTTAGCGATTAATTCTTGTTTTTTAGCGGCCATTTCTTCCGCACTGATTTGTTGGTTTTCCATAATGTAACTTATTTAGGTTTAGACAAATATAGATAAAAAGTTTAAACTTACAACATTTAAACAAAAAAAATACCCAGGCTAAGCGGCCCAGGTATTAACCTAAATCATATTAACTAACTAAAAGTTAAGCTCGTTTACCGTCTTCTTCTCTCTTAGCCTTTATATAGCCTGTTAACTCTGCAATGTTAGTACTCAATTGAGTCATGTGCGTAGTAAGGTTATCCATCTTTAGATCAAGCTTCTCGTGAGCAGCTTTCTGATCTTCTTTAAGTATTTCCATTCTGTTATAGATGCTTGTCTCTTTAGCCATAAGATCTGTTTCTAGGGAGTCCATGTCACTTGCGAGTTTATCTACTTTCCCTTTCAACTTCCCTAGTTCCTGCTTAAGAGCATAATATGCTGATAAACCTGCACCTATTGTCATCACTATCCAGATAACATCTTTAGTGGTAAATACCCACGCTTCTGCTGATCCCATAACTTAAATATATATACTTATAATATACAACATTTATGCTGAATCTCAGACTGTTTCATTATAAATCTGAAATGCTGTACTAGAATCTTCGTCAAGTAAAACTATAAATCTTTCTATGTTTATAGGATCCTGGAAATCTGTAAGCATTTTATCATAAACAGGTTCAGTACTATCTAACATAAAGATAAACTTATCTGTTCTTAACTCCATAAGAGTTGTATTTTCTACTGGTAAATATGTATATTCCATTGTTATAAATTTATTTAATAGTCCAACCAAATGCATGAACCCCTGCGCTAGTTGCTGTAGATTGTCTAACTCTTATGCTTACTGTATTTCCATTTGAAAGACCGGCAGAACTTAAGAAAGTATAACTTCCTGCCGCACTACCCGTAGGTATTGTATAAGGAGTACCTACAGCAACACCGGTAATCATAATTGTTAGTTCCATACTACCCGTCATTACACCCGCTGTTCTAAGATAGGCATTAAGTATAGTACCTTGTGAAGCAGCTACAGGAACTGCTCTAGTAGTTTCTGTAGCATTAGATGAGAATGAACCAATACCTATATAAAAAGTACCTGTAGTTACAGTTTGCGCCATTAAATTACCAGCCATACTATAACCATTGTACGTAGGTACACTTTGACTTGTTCCAAACTCAAAGTAACCAACTTTACCATTTAAGGTATTTGGATCAGTACCTCTGTAATCATTTGAAGTAACAAAATATGCTCCCCCTACAACTGTTACAGATGCAACATTATTAAATGTAGTATAGCTAGAAGAGTTAATAAATAGGGTTAAAGGTTGTCTACCTAATTCAGTTAAAATAAAAGAAGCTGCGTTAAGACCATTTGCATCTGTTGGTGATATTGATAACCCTTCAAACGTTATACTACCTGAGCCATCGTCCAAAAATAAAAGGATAGCTTCTCCTGATGTTGCTACTGGCAAAGGTCCTGGACCAGAGTATACCGATATATTATACTTAAAACCCGTAGGTGTAGGAGTAGGTACTGTTGTTATCTGTGTGCTCATATTAATATGTTTTATCTACTTACTTCTTCCCAATCCATTGATGCAAATACACTTTCATTATTTGTACCTGCTGTTAAAACTATTGTAAACTCATAAGGAGTTCCTGTTAATCCATCTCTTTCTAATTGATTACTA